ATCAACATGCAAATCATGCAAAGACAAAGAGTTATATGACAAAAAAAGAATAAAAGAAGAAGATCGATCGCAGTTCTTTGCAACCAATAATCAAAGTAAAACAAAATATACAGATATAATAATCAATAATTACCTATTGCCGAATGCAAAATTTAAGGAAGGAATTAAATGGCATCAAATTGATTCTGAATTTGATAGAATAATCTTCCATTCAGACAATGAAAGAATAAGCGAACACATAAAATCAATGCCTTATGAGGATTTTCTAGTGACGCCTTACTGGAGAATTATTGCCAGCAAAATTAGGAAGAAGGCTGAATATAAGTGCGCGATGTGTAGCTCAAGCGAAAGTTTAAGAGTTCATCACAGCAACTATAAGTTCCATGGATTGGAACATACACAAGAAGGAAAGAAGTCTCTTACTTGTGTTTGCGATAAGTGCCACACCAAACATCATGGAATCTTATGAGCAAAACAATCTTCAGACAGAAAAGAAGTAAGAACTACACGACAATCCCAAACGAGATATTTTGGAACTCCAAGCTATCTTGGAAGGCGAAGGGCATGCTTGGATTCCTTTTGAGTCTGCCTCCAGATTGGGAGATTTTCGTATCGCATCTCAAAACAGTCAGCACTGACGGAAACGATTCGACGGTTGCTGGCATGAGCGAGCTTATTGAAAACAAATATGTGTGGCGCAGGTCGAGGGGTGGAGCGAACCCCGGCGGGTGGGAGTATTATGTTTACGATGAACCCCACCTTGAAGACCCGTTCCGACATGGGAAAATCCCGACACGGGAAAATCCCGAGTCGGGAAAATCCGTAACTACTAAAGAAAAGAATATAGAACAAAATATAGAAGAAGAAACTAATTGCGAATCGCTTTCAGAAGAACATTGTTCTACGCCGCCTTCCGTAGCGAGTAAAGAAACCCCACCTGCTGACGCAGCGAAACGACCCTCCCCCGATTGCGCAGCCCCCCTCCCAGAACTGGAAGCGAACAAGACGAAGGTCAACCAGATGTTCCGCCGCAGGGACAACACGGTATGGAGCGACAAGGAGCGAAAGGCTCTGGAGAACACGCTCGGCACAACGGAGGAGGAATGGGAGACGCTGATCGAATACTACTCGCATGCTGGTGAGGAGGGATACTACTGCCGGACTGCGCCGCTGACAGCGATGAACAACTGGGCTGGCGAAATCGACAAGGCGAAGCTGGACAAGAAGCGCAGGCAGTCTGCCAAGCCCATCTCAAGCGAGACGAACAAACTCGCAGGGGGTATCGCCGGACGTGAGGACGAGTTCTGGGCGTGGGTTCACAGCAAGCGCCCGTGGGAAGAGCGCAGGCCGACTCGTGCCGTGCCGGAAGAGTGGGTGTGGGACTTCCTCCACGGAACGAAGGACGAGGATTTATTCTGATTATGAAAACCAGCAGAGAAGAACTAGCAGAACAATTCGGAGATGACATTCTCCTGATGGACGGCTACGACGATTGCGTTGTAGGGGTCGTGGAACAATTCGGCAGGCCGCCTATCGTGTGCTACGACAGGGACAAGGTAATCCGTAAGATGGTCGCTGACGGAATGACGTATGAGGAAGCGGAAGAGTTCTTTGAGTATAACCAAATCGGCGCGTGGGTCGGTGATAGAACCCCGTGCTTTCTCACGCAGATAAAAAATTTTTGACAGCACAACACGGCAGCATAGAATAGAACCCGATGAAAAAAACCAAATCGAAACCATCCGAGCGGTGGTTCGCAGTAGACGCAGACGGCTGGCTCCAGTCAGCAGTCGAAGAAAACGAGCAGCTGTGGGACGAGACACTTGTCATCGGCCCCTGCAAGAGTCTCGGGCAACTCAAAGACGCGATCAAAGACTGTGCCGAAGTGGAGGGCATGGCAGACGGACGCTTCTTTATTGTTAAACAAGAAACCACACTCTCGCTCCAGCCTGCGACAACATACAAGCTGGTCGAGGGCGGGGAACTCACATACGAGGAGGCGGGAGATGAAGAATAAGTTCACATCTATCGCAGCCCTCGTCCTGTCGCTGGGATTTTTCTTGGCGGTTGGCTGGTATTGGAACAAGGCGAGCCAGCCGAACTTCGACCTGTGTCCGCTGTGCAACGAGGAGGCGAAATGAATGTATCACTCAACCAAAACGAAGTCCTCGTCTCAACATACATAGGCTCCCGCCGCAATGCTGAAGCGCAGTTTCGCAAACGCGCCCCTCGTTTCCCCGAGAAAACACCGGGAGAATTGTGGGGATTTCACATTGAGGCAGCGCATGCTGAATGTGCGGTAGCCAAGTTTCTAGGGCTTTATTGGGGATTTGGAGTGAATACATTTCACACTCCAGACATTGCCGGAACAAGCTACGAGGTGCGCTGGTCGCAGCGTCCCAACCTCAAGGTTCGTCCTGATGATTCGGGTATTGTGATTTCGGTGAGCGGCAAATCGCCAGACTACTTTATCCACGGATGGATCAACGCGGAGGATGCAAAGCGTGACGAGTGGAAATGCACATCACCTCCGGTCTGTTATTTCGTTCCGCACGACCAACTAAATCCCATCAGCGAATTAAAGAAATGAAAGAATCAGGACACTATTACGCAGCGGACGGAACGGCAGTCTTTGAAGTGCCGAACAAAAGCAAGGGCGGCATGCGCCCGACCACATTGAGGGATTGTAAATCGCTGGGGCTAATGCCATCGGTTACTACGATAATGAAGGTTCTGGCATCACCTGAACTAGATCGCTGGAAGCAACAACAAGTTCTCCTTGCGAGTCTCACCCTGCCCCGCAACTCCGAAGAAAGCGACGAAGACTACTGCTCCCGCATCATCGAAGACGCGTTCAGACAGGTGCAGGACGCAGCCGATCTGGGGACGAACATCCACAAGGCTCTGGAGCAACACTTCCAAGGCGACTTCTACGACCAAGCGATGGAAGAATACATCGCGCCTGTGAAGAAGTGGGCCGAGCATAACCGAGTCAAGTTCCTCAAACACGAGCTTCGCCTCGTCAACAAAGAGATCGGGTATGCCGGAACGACGGACGCCTTAATCGAGAAGGACGGGGTTCTCTACGTGCTGGATTTCAAGAGCCGGAAGACCAAGCCAGATTTCGACATCAAGCCTTGGTCGAAAGAGCCAATGCAGATCGCAGCCTACGCGAAGATCGTCGGCGCACCACGGGGAGTAAACGTCTACATCAGCACCACCGAACCCGGCAGGATCGGAGAGGCGTGGTATGACGAGGCTACACTGACCAGCGAATACGAGGCGTTCACGCACGTCGTGGCACTCTGGCAACACGCGAACAAATACACGCCGCCTAAATAATTATGGAAAAAGAACTAAACGAAATGACACCAGATGAACTACGCAAAGAACTCAAGTCGATTGGTCGCAGGCTCAAGTCCGCGCTCAAGCAAAGAGATGACTGGGCACTCAAGTATGCGAAGGTCATGTCCCAAAAAAATGAAAATATTTCTTGCTCCACCCAGCAGATCGCAGTAGAACAATAACCGTGATGAACACACAATCAGACAACATCGCAGAACTCGCGGCTGCGCTTGCAAAGGCACAGACCGAAATCGGAACGGTTCACAAAGACGCGGCGAATCCATACTTCAAGTCCTCCTACGCCACATTGGCGACAGTCTGGGAGGCAGTGCGCCCCACCCTGAGCAAGAACGGACTATCTGTAGTTCAGATGCCCGGCTCCGACGAGCGGGGCTACTACGTGCAAACTCAACTCATGCACGGATCGGGCCAATGGATTCGCAGCACCACCTACATGAAGCCAGCGAAGGAAGACCCGCAAGGCATCGGTTCGCTTATCAGCTACGCCCGCCGTTACGCACTCCAAGCGATGGTTATGGCATGCCCTGATGACGATGACGGAGAGGCTGCAATGGGACGCCCCCAAGGAAAGCCTAATGCTGCGCCTACAAAGCCCGTAGAATCGTCCAAACCTGTCCAGAAGGTAGAGACAGCGGAAGCCCCAGCTAAAGAAGCTACAGGTAAGCGTTTCAACGGCGAGAACCACAAGGCACTTTTCGAGCAACTAATACAGGAGGATATAACTCCCGACGAGTTCCTCGCAACGAGCAAGTGGCAGAAGGACGAGCGTGTTCCCGCCAAAGCCAACGACTTTTTCCGCATGTCAGACACAACCTCGGCGGCGTTCCTCGCGGATGGGATCGCCAAAATAAAAGCAGACGTGATCGCCTATCGTGCGGTTGCACAACCCTAACAAATACAATGGCATTCGACAATACAGACAGGGGAATTCTCTTCCCGAAGAAAGACAAAAAAAGCGAGAAGCAACCGGACTACGACGGAAAGATCAACGTAGGCGGCAAAGACTACGCCCTTGCAGGGTGGAAGAAGACTTCCCAGAAGGGCGCAACATTCCTCTCGCTCAAGATCAGCGAGGCTAAGGTTGTCGTGAACGGACAGCGAGTCGACAGCGATAACGATTTCTGAGGGGTAAGCGGGGCGGGAGACTCCCCTAATCCCGTCCCGCACATCAGATATGGGATACTTGTTACTCGCAAAGCCCGTCAACTCGACGGAGTGGACATACGGAAAGTGGTTCTCTACCCACGGCGAGGCCCAGTTCTGGGTTCATACTATCCCAGCCGGAACCTATTCATATAAGATCATGGAAATAAACGAGAACCTTTTAAAAGAAAAAGACTCTGGGACAAATGTTCCTGAGGCAAAGCCCAAGTTTGCGGAAGATGACGATATACCGAGCGAGGTTATCACCCCGCAGTGCAACTTGGACGAGGAGTGCGAATCATGCCAGTGAAAAAAAGAAACACGTCTGTGGCTAAGAAGCTACAGGAACCTACCCACTATGTAGGATTCCAGATGCCAGTAGCCCTATACAAACACTACCAGCGAGCCTGCGCCGAGAATCGCAGAAGTTTCTCATCCGAGATCATTTGCACACTTGAGGGCCGCGCAGAGAAGGAGGGCTACGAGCGTGACATTAACGTGGGATAGAACTTGGCACGTCATTTGCTACAACGAAATTCGATGAACACACAAACACCAAGGTTGCGGGCCACCTTTAAGCTCCCGACAGGCGAGGTAACTCGCCAGCAACTAGCCGAGATGCTTGCCATAAAGCACAAGGCAGACATCAAGACAGCCCTCAAACTCATCGCATGCTGTGAGAGAGAGGATGAAATTGACGAGGACTCCCCGAAGAATCATTGGGCGCTGCTTGAAGAAGCCTGCGCCCTTATCAAGTATTCAGACGGAGAGTTGGAAGAACTACCAGTCGAACTTGTTAAACAAGAAGAGGGCACGGAACAGAGTATCCTTGAGTCCGCGCTTACCTCACGGCTCGACAACAGTTACTCGCGTCTATCCGAGCGTTTTGACTTCGGCGAGTATATGACGCAGTTCCGCCCCAAGCAGGGCACAATCCCCACCCCTGAAGACTACGCCGCCGCTATCGGTATGGGCGTGGATATGTCCAGCAAGGGAATGTGGCTCGCTGGTGATGGCATCAGCAACCTCATCCGCCTCGGGCATGAGAACGTTGTTTATCAGATCGCAGCCAGTCTCAAAATGTCCTACTCTGCGGTCAGCAACTGGCACCGGACAGCCCAGCGAATCCCCCTGCACCAGCGCCACGAGATCAGCCCGACAGTAGCAGTCGAGATCGCCACCGCAAAGTTCAGCGAGGACGAAGCTACAAACAACGAGCAGATCAAGTCGTTGATCGACCAAGCGCGTAGAGAAAGCTGGACATGCGCCGAAGCTCGGTCGCACGTCCGCATGCTGAAAGGCAAAGAGCCTCTGCAAAAGCTGGATAAATCCTCAACCGCTTGGATTAAGGAGTTCGGTGGTGCAGAAGAGCTTCTGATTATCGCTACTAAGTGTGCGATGTGTAACGCCGGGCAAGCCTCGTTCCACTTCGCTGTCGCACTGGTGAAAAGTTTCCACCAGTTGACCGATAAAACTCAAGGTATCCTACGCGAGTTCCTTTCCGATATGGCGAAGGAAGAAACCTTTGACGAACAAACCAATGAAATTCTGGAGAAAATAATCAAATGAAAAACAAATACTGGGTAATAGACTTGGAATACGGATGTTGTTCCGAAGCCCTCCGCGAGGCAACGGGGCCGTTCGACTCTGTTTCGGCGGCAGAAAAGTGGATCGCAGAGGATTGCTTAGAGACATTCTCTTGCAGCGATTCAATCGAACTCGGAGAGAATGCTGATTGGTCTAGCCAACTTGTTATCGTGCAAGAAGTCAAGCAACTCAAGCCAACGCCCGTAGTCTCCTGCAAAATCGAATTACAATGAAATACTTTAACGAACGCTGGAACCACCTGCTCGACCTCGCCCAAGAGTGCGAAGACATTCTCGCAAAGAACGGGGCGATCATCGTTGACAAGAACGAGAACGAAATCGGCACAAACTTTGGCGAGTCAACAGTCAAAAGTATCGAAGAGACGCGAGAGCTTCTGAAGCTCGGCGCAGTCCTCGTCCGTGCGCTGGAGAAGTTGATGGACACCAAGCACGAGCCGACATACTTCGCAACATTAACAGAAGGGATGGAACAGATTATATGCGGCCCGAAGAAATAACGTGGGGAGATGTGGCCTTGGCGATCTTCGCCTTAGTCTCCATATTCGGAGGTGTAGGAGTAATCATCTTCGCCGCTATTCAGTGGCTTCCCATCTGGCTAACGCTCGTATGCCTTGCGCTTATCTTCGTGGGATGGCGCATAGCCGATGGATATTCAGAGATAGAATTCGTAGAAGAAGAAGACAAGGAGAACACAAAATGAGTGCAATAAAAACAATGCAGCAGATGACAGATACAGTTGAGTCGCTTAAACGACGCATCAAGTATCTTGAAGACATAAACTTTGCGCTTCGTATGGAGCGCAAACAACCAAAGAAGGTGGCTAAACTCCATCTTGAAAACATCAACAACATCGCAGGAATGTGCAACAAATACTTCGCTTAATATGAAAAAGCCCACAACAAAAAAAGGACAGCAAAACAAAATCGCCACCGTCATGCGTGAATACAAGGCAGGGAAGCTGCACGGTGGAGTCAACCCGAAGGGGCCGAAGAAGGCACCAATCGTCAAGAGTCGCAAGCAGGCAGTTGCCGTGGCACTTTCGATGGCTGGAGTTAAAAGAAAGAAATAAGTATATGAAGCCCAAAGGATTATACCATAATATTAACCAGAAGCGCAAGCGCATCGAAGCAGGCAGCGGAGAGCGCATGAGGAAGCCCGGCAGCAAAGGAGCGCCAACAGCCAAGGCATTCCGCCAGTCTGCCAAGACCGCGAAGAAGAAGTGATCGTCATGGAAGAGGAGGACGAGATTCGTTCCCTCCAGACAGAACTAAACGAGCAGTGCAATCTCTTGGGCAAGAGCGAAGAGAGGGAATACAACCTTCGCGGAACTGTCTTTGAACTTGTGAAGATGAACGAGCGATTCGCCGCATTTTTGCAGGAGCATTCGCCGCAGACAGGCAAGGATTTGATTCTTGAGTATCGTAAGATCAAGGCGAGGAGGAATCTGTGACAAAACAAGAGGCCATCCAAGAACAGATTGACGAGATCATGGACACTTTTGATTTCGATAAAGTCCACGATGTTATGAAGTTCTTGGATTGGAGGTGGCAGAGAGCAGAAGAACCCCCCGACATTTACGAGATCAAGCAAGAAGCCAGAGAGCGATTGAAGCAGGCTGCAAAGAGCGGAGGCTCCAGCACAGGAGGGTTTACTGCCTACAAGACAGAAGGCGTGGACGAGAAAACTGGCGAGCCGTTCGTCCATTTGGAATTGTTCTTCGGATTCCAGAGCATTAACGACGGAACATCTTACGAAGAGTAATGTTCACGAAGATCGGTCATCTACCAAGGCATCAATACATCTGGATTGATAGCTCGTTTACGCACGAGGAGCCGCGAGGATGGGTCGATGCCTGTTGGGTAGGGGTAACCTCTATCCCAGCAAGAACGTGGGGAATAAACGTCATCCTGCGCGAAGGAGGGGCACTCTACCGAAACATCCCGCCGCATTTAGTCTCCTTCTCCCCCGAGAACGACACGCGTTGGACAATTTCGCAGGCGCAACTTTGGAATTGCTACGCGTTTGAGTTCACATTATTGGAAAACAATCATCTCTCTGGCCTCCGAGTCTCCGTATGGATCGACGGCAAGTTATACGGCGGGGAGTATCTATTCAGCGCGGCCCACATTCTCGACGGATACAGCATGACACCAGAACAGGATAAAGAGTTCTTCTTCATCCGTCTCGACAACAGCAGGCTGACAATCCAACCAACTAACAGAGTTGCATTTGTGGATCGTTCTTTTATTGTTTCCGATATTCCGATGCCGAAATTGAAATTGAACAACCAAGTTTACTCCTGCGAATAATATGCCGAGACGAAAAAAGGGATTTGAAAACGAGCTTACGCCTTACGAAACGGCATTCGCCCGCAATCTTGTGGCGGGTATGTCTTACGCGAAAGCCTACAACGAGTCCGGTTATAAACCTTCTGGATGCCCTCGCTATTCCTATCTCCGTGGAAAGAAAATCAGCGAACGCCCCCGAGTCCAGCAGTATATGCAGACACTACGCGAGTCCGCTTGGGCTAACAATGTCATGTCGATTCTTGAGAAGCGTTCCATGCTCGCAGAGTTAGTCCGCGCCAAGCCTAACGAGATTGACGAAACGAAATCTTATGTCGCGCTTTCGGTGGACGGGGAGGGAAGGAGAACCCTGCAAGGGCCGCGAGTCTCCGACAAACTCAAGGCGATTGAGTTGGATATGCGAGCCGCCGGGGAACTGAACGACGAGGAGAACAAAACGAATATCGCAATCCAACTGGTAAGCGAAAGGCTCTCCATCCCGAAGAACGGAGAGCCTTTGTTGCTGGAGGAGTCTTAGACTATCTGGCGATTCTTCTCGCTTGGATTCGCAGGAGCAAGAGAACCCGCTCCGCTTCTGCTTTGTTTAGTTCCCACAGGTAGCCAGCAGGCAAGCCGATCCGCTTTTTGAGTTTGAGAATCGCCCGCAGTTGATGAATGGTGGCGGCTGGTGGTTTCATTCTCCCGCCTTTCTGGTTATCGTGGTGAACTTTAAGTCCCCCTTGCGCCTAAAGGACAGGACGCGCCCGTCCGCGTGAAGGATGCACAGGTTTTCATCCAGCCCTTCAGTCTCTGCGAACGCCTCCGCTTCTGCTCGCGTGTCGAATGTCAGTTTTTTGTTTTGTGTGTGTAGGTGGATCATTTTGCGACGATTGCGACGATTGCGATTGATATTGTGAGGATGCAAAGCGCGACAAGGATAGTTGCGTTGCGTTCCCGTGTTTGGCGTATGGATTTAGTCTGAAGAATCCATTCCGGTGTTTTGTGTGGTTTCACTTCGCGCCCTCCAACATGGCAATCAATTCTTCGTCCGTTTTATCTGAAAGAATGAATGTCTGATGATATGTCACGGCCCGCCCTGTCTTTGGGCAAACTCCGTCCGTGTAGTGAAATGTCTTTGGAACCTCTGGTGTCATCTCGCAAAGGTTTTCAAAGTCATCTCCCCACTGATCTCCGTTTATGACAACAGCGGGAAACTTTTCTCCATTGTCGTTAGCAACCACATTGTGTTCAATTACTCTTTTCATTTCGCGCCCCCCTTCGCTTTATCCAATGCCGCTTTAACTTGCGCCATTAGTAGCGAATCCTGCTCCCCGCAGGCATCGCAGACAGCTTGCAAGGCGTCGAGCATTTCGGGCGCGGCTGCGATAAGGCGGGCGTTTGCGTCCACTTCTTCATCGCCCATGTCTGGTGCCCACTCTATCCGTGCGGAATAGTCCTCGCGGTTGTCGTTAAATGCGAAGCTGGTATGCCCGAAGGAATCGTAAACCCACGGGCCGGGCGTGTGTTGTGTTGTGTTCATTTTTGCTTTAGTCTCCTTGTGTGTTGTGGTTGTGGTTGTTGTTTGGTTTGCTTGTTTGACAATAAAAGGCGCGGAAGGGAACCGCGCCGCCTTGGATTAGAAAGAAGAAACGATGACGCCACCGTCAAATTCGATTACTTGCGTGCGGTCTTGAAGCCACTTCAAAGCGCGCTCCTGATTTTCCTCCTCTATCTCATCATCCGGGCGGATGTTGTCGTCGGAATCTAAAAGGTCCGCCTCATGGTTCCAGCCGTATTCCATCGCGCAAGCCAAGGCCGAATTGTATTCTGAGAAATCGCAGCGAATCGCCACATAATCCAACTCCATTTCCTCGCCGGTATCTTCCTCCAATTCTTCCAGATATTCCACAAGCGCCCGCGCGCCCGCATAAGTCCACCCCGCGTTTTTATCGGCGAAAAGAATACCCGCCGCTTCCGATGTTGTTAGTGTTTGTTTCATAGTGTTCTGTTTGTGTGTGTTTGTGTGTGTGTTTGTGTTGTTTATCGTTCCGGGGGGAACAAATGTTAGATTGCCGCGACAAGTAGAGCCGCGAGGGTTGCCCACAAGTGGAGCGCGAGGAGGGCAAGAAAGAGGGTTTCAAGTTTCATTTTCCCTGAGTCTCCTTTCAAATGCGATCAAGGGCCGCTTGCAACTCCCGGCGCAAGGCAAAGCGGATGGAATCGGCGCTTTTCTGAGCTTTTTCCACTATCTGCGCAGCTTCCTTTTCCGCCCGTTTGATAGCATCGGCGCAGGCTTGTTTCGTTCGCTCTTGTTCCTCCGCTTGCATTTGCCGAGCGTCCCCGTAAGAACGCATCGGGAAAAGGTCGGCGCGGATATCGGATTCAATGGCGGGTATTTGATTGGCAAGCCACGGCCCGCAATAGCTATCGGGGCCGAGTTTTTCAGCGCAAGCGCGCAGGATTTCGATTTCGTTTTGTTTTGTCATAGGTTTTTTGATGGGTTTTTGGGTGTGGATTGTGAATGTTCTCATGCTGTGGCAATGTTTTCGGCCTTGCGTTTACTTGCCCCATGGGCGCGGAATGCAATAATTACGCCCCTGTTTGCACGGGAGCAAAGTTGACAGGTGGCACAGGTGATATCGTCCCTTTGCTGCGCTGGGCAAACGATAGCCTTGCGGCCCGCAGGCGTTTGCAAGGTATCGGGGGCATTTTCGGGGACGATTGCGACCACAGGCCCGGCATCAAGCGCAGCGAGTCTATCGGCGTGCGCAAGGGAATTTGCCGAAAGGTTTATTGTGAAACCTTCTCGATTGGCAAAACGGACTGCGGCTCGGTTTCCTGTGGCAAGGTTGGAATCCCCCTCGCAAGGTTTATGGGTATAAGTAAAGCCCCGCCTGCCCTTGTTTGCCTGAACAAGCCGGGCAAGCGCCTTGGAATCTATCCTATCCGACAAGCCGGGGAGATCGCCCGCTTGATTATGGCGCCAAACTTGCCCCACAGGGAAGGATTGGATTTGCGAGACAAGCCGGGCAAGCGCCCCGCCCCGCTCGCCCCTTGTTACTTTTTGCCAATGCATTCCAAGCGGACCGCCTTTCGCATAGCATCCGCCCGCTTTTAAAGGGCAGGCATCGGGGCAAGTCGCCGCTGAGCTTGTGGTGACTGGAATTGGTCCCGTTTTAATGTTTGCGCTCTTTAATGTGATGTGGAAATTCATTTGTTCGTTCCTTTCAATTTAAGGCGCGGTTCCATGCATCGCATGCATTCGATTTCCCCGAGCGTAATACAAGGGCAAGTGAATTCAGCAAATCCCCAAGCTTTTCCACGCCCGCCACAAGGGCAGCATGAGAAGCAAAGCCGGGAGTTTTTGCCCACGCCCCGTATTTTTCCGGTTCCGTTGAAAAGCGCGTGAGTAAACCGCAATCCATATCAATGGAAAAAACCCCGCCAAGGTATCCGCCGCCGCCGTGCCATTGCATCCAGCGCAAGAGCAAGGAACCAAGGGGATTCTTTGCAAAGGTGGGCGGGTTTGCATAGGTTTTGCCATCACGGCGCAAAATGCCATCAAGGGCCGCATCGCATATCGCATCGCAGGGGAGATCAATTCCCTTTTCACGGGCGGTTGCAATCATTCGCTTGGCATATTCCATGCGGGCAGCGCGGAATTCCGGCCCCGCCTTTAGTGTGGTGTTTTCTGTGGTGTTCATTTGTTTGGTGTTTGATTTTCTCACGGGGATTTCCCCGCTTGGCATATTGCATAGCATTAGCCATGCCAACATCACACAAGGCATTCGCAAGGTGCAATTTCAACAACTTACGCCATGTTTTTACACAGCACCTCCCATGCCAAGATGCAAACACCGCAAAACAAGCGGCTTGTGGATTTGGCAAGTTTTGCCGATAGGCAAGAATGCCATGCGCCTCTTTGGAAGTTTTTGCCTGTTTTCGCGGTAGGTTTTGCCCTGCCTTTTGCAAGTTGCGCTTTTGCATAGCCTTGCGGAAATGCGCAGCATCTATCATGCCAACCTTCGCGCAAGGTGATTCTCTCTCGCCTATCGCATCGCATCTCGCATCGCCTATTCCCTCGCGCTATACGCCCCGCTATTGCGTTGCACTTCTCCCCGCTATGCTACCCCTTGCCGCACGGCAAACGCAATCCTACGCCATTCTCGCGCAATGTTCAGCTATCGACTATTGCTGTTTATATCATGTTATTATGTAGCGCGGCACAGCATCAACGGGTTAGGCAAGCGCGCCCCATCGCATGAGGTATGGGAACCGCTATTGTTGAGACTGGCAACGGCTACGGCTACCGCAAGACAAGGCAAGGCATCATGCCAAGCGGAGCGGAGCTGAGGGAGAGACAAGGCCTCACACCCACGGCGGCAGGGCAGGACAGCGCGCTGAGTGACGGGCGGGACAGCCAGCCACCCCACGCCACCCGTGGTAGGGGGAGGGGGACTTGGCACGGCGCCGCTGGGTAAAAAAACGACCTAAGGGGTTTTTAAAATTTAAATTCCCGAATCAAAATTTAAATTCCTAAATTAAAAACCTAAATTAAAAATTATCTCTACACAAACTCTACACCTATGCCTATACTATACGCCTAACTATTTGTTACTCACTACGTTGCTTGTATAGCGATACCACTCGTGTATTTGTTGCCTATCGAGACACGCTTCTCTCCCTCTTTGTAGCTAGCCTCTCTTTTGCGTTTAAAGCCTCTGTAGCGAGTTTTCTTTGTCTTTCCGATACTTTGCTCGGTTTGGCTACCCTAACGCGAATAGCGGGCTTTTACGAAGCTTTCTTGTATACCCGATCTGGAGTGGACTCTACCCTTCTCTGCGATTCTATACCCGTTCGGTGTAGTGTTCGCTCTTGGTATCCCTGATATATCTGTGTGTGCCTAGCGGAGGACGATGCGGGATAGGGCCGTCAGGTATTCTATCTCTTCGGCGAGTTCGTAGAGGAAGTCCTGCTCGAAAATCATGCTGACTTTCTTTCTGTGTGGCTTTAAGCACTGCATTAACGTGACGAATGTTTCTACCGCGCTTTCGCTTTCGGGTATGAGAATTGGTTTCTCCTTTTTAGGGGTATGACTCCGGTAGGAAGATTTTGCCGCTTTTTTCATTCCTCGACTACCTTCCTTAACCGCGAAACGAATCGCATATCTAGCCCCTGACGCCCCATCTCCGAGAGGATGACTTGCATGTCGGACTCTGCAATCTGCAACTCTTGCTCCAACTCCTCGATCTCCTGCGCCATTTCTACCGCCTCGTCGTGCAGGAGCTTGTTCTCCTCTATTGCCTCTTCGTAGGCCTGCTTGAACTTGGCGATTGTTTCTTCTGCGGTCACGCTTGTTTTACGATAACAGCGTTAGGCAGCAACCCACTGGCGTTCCACGCGGTCTTCAAACCACACAACAGCTGGATTCCATTCGCCAGACTCGGGTTTATCAATCTTTACCAGCGGGATAAGCGTAGGCTCAACCCAGTCCTCCGGTGTCGGGTATGGAGCCAATGTATCCATGCGTGGATTCCCTTCGTCATCCAAAACAATTGAGATAAGTTCTTTTTTACCGTCAGCGAATACTACTCCGTATGTTTTCATATTTTTAAAATTACGATCCGTAGGCAACCTCTACGACGTCTACCGCCGCAACCCAGCGCCATGTCTCTGAAGCGATTCCGGTAACTTCCACCTTCAAGGCATCATTGGTATCATTTGCCGTAATGCTGATGCTGGTGCTAGCGGCCTCGTCTGTTCCAATAGTATTCACGGTTCCTACAAGTGAAGTAGTTCCAGCAACATTCTTGATAGAGAACTGGCGGATGTAGCTTGCCGCCGCCGTTCCATCACTCTTGATGCCAGCGATGTTGATTGTGCCTGTGAGGTATTTCCCGGACGGGATCGTGAGGCGGGTGCTGCTGCCGTCGAGGAATAGCTCGACTGCGCTGTTCGTTGTCGTCTTGTTGCGAAGCACGAAGCGGGCGCGCTGGGCGTCGCCTTGTGCTGCAAATTGGCCTGCAGCATGGGCTTGCATTGCATAGCGATTTGCAAGTGAATACGCTCCGCTTAATACTGACGAATTTGTTGCACTTGCCAAATTTTGTTGCCCACATAATACTGAAGAATATATTGCGGTCGCCTGATTTTGCCAACCACCACCTATAAAGGCAGTTTCACCGCTTGTTGTATTTTGTAGTCCGCTCGCAACAGAAGACCTTGTATTTGTCGCTTGATTA